ACCCAATGAATTCCGACTCCGGTCCCCATTCCCTTGCTCCTTCATTCCCTTGCCAAAATCAAAACCACCCTTCGTCCCAGCACCCTCTGCCCCCCTCACCCCCATCACCACCGGCGGCATCGCCGTCTTCAGCCCACGCTTCTCCCTCTGCAACCAGCCCTGCACCTCGTTGTTGGCCCGACTGTACTCCAGCTTGCGCACTTCATGCGCCCGCACCAGCGCATCGGCCGCATCCGCCTCGGCTTGCACCCGGTCACGTTCCGCCACCAACGCAGCACGGGCCGCTGTCCGTTTGGCGATCGCTGCCCCATCCAAAATCTGCCCAGCTTCAGTCTCGCCGTTCTCAATCTCGGCTTCGAGCATCTTGATCTGCGCATTGGCCTTCTTTACCGTCTCCAGCTTAAAACGGTGCTTCAGCCCCAGGTCCTGCCCTTCCAGATCCAGCCCTCGCATCACCTGTGCGGTCTGATCATCCACCGCCGTCAACGCCGCACCCTTCTGCTCGCGCCAGTCCTTCGCCGCAGCATCAAACGCCTCTGCCTTGTCCTTGGCCACTTTCTCCGCCTGCAGCGCCTGCCACTGCTCATCCGTGTGCCGCGGCACCATGTTCCCCTCGGCATCTTCCACCCACGGGCGCTGCTCCTTGAAATACTTCACCCGCAGCGCGTCATTCTTGGCCTTGCGCTCCTTCTGCGCCTGCCATTCCTCGTCCGAGTACTGACTTTGAATCAATCCATCGGCATCCGTGTAGATGGGCCGTTTTTCACGGCGCGCTTGCAGCTCCATCTCGTTGTTGCGCACTCGCTTGGCCTCTTTCTCAGCATCCGCCTGCCCTTTTTCATAGGCCTTGGCCGCGTCCTCCGCTGCCGCTTCCTGCTCTTTGGCGGCCAGAGCTAAACGCTTGGACTCCGCCCGGTACGCAGCTTCTTCAATCGCTGCCCTCGGATCTTCCACGCTTGCGGTGCGACTCCCTCCCGTGGGCTGGGTGTAGCGATTGCGTCGGGCTTGCAGCAAGTAATTGAGGTCGGCAGGCATAAAATCAGCGTCGTAGGTATCAGGGTTTTAAATCAACCCTGCCAGCGGCGCTGTGCCTGCCCTCAGGGTGGCAGTGTAGCGGCTGCCCGCGCATCAAAACTTTTCGTCACCAAACCAAATGTCGCGGCCACTGTCGCGCAGTTCAGCCATTTCTCCGACCTTGTTCTGCTGGGAAGGCATGCGCCAGTTCATCTGGCCGCCCCCCGTGCTTTGCGCCACCGATCGCTCCAAGGCAGCGCGCCGGCGTGAAAACTCCATGCCTTGCTGCCCCTTTCTCCGGCGGGCTTCCATCTTGGCCAGGTCTTCAGCCGAGAGTTCCTTCTTCTCAGGCTTTTTGACACGCGGATCATCATTCGTCACCCAAATGCTCGATCCTGCCGATGTACCCGGTATCAGCATGCCGCCCGGCTTGCTCGCGCCTCCCACTGGCACATCGTACCCGGCTTGAAATCCAGGGCGCATCCCTTGCCCCTGTCCCTGCCCTTGACCAGCCTGCGCACGGGCTCGACCGCGCTCCTCGGCACGCATCATCTCAGCCTCGGCTTCTTTTTCCATCATCTCACTGCGATTCAACCGCGTGCTGATCGGCCCTTGGCTCCTATCGCCCATCATCGTCTTGCGCTTCACCCGACCATCGATGCGCGGCAGTGCGTTCTCACTGACGCCGTAGTAGTTGCGACGTGCTTGGGCAAGGTTGGTGGGCATGGCGTGTAAAAAGTAAAGGTTCTGGGATGACTGTTCAGACGGCAAAAACTACCACAAACGGATCGGTGCCCCAAGGCTAAACGACACTTTTTGATCCTGGAAATTCATGTCCGTATTCGCCTTGGCGCGTTTGCGGCGCGCTGCCGCCACGTTGTCGATGTTCTGCTTGTCCAGCAGACTCGGGGCCGTGCTCAGCGTCGTGCCGCGATTTCGGTACGTGCTGCCACCCGCCCTGCGCCTGGCTCCAGCCAGTGCCGCATTGTTCCAGCGGCCCGCCGCCGCCGCGCCCGCCGCCTGCGTATCTTCGGCAGTCTGCAAATCCACCTCCGCATCCGCAGCCGCCTGCGCCTTCTCGCGCTGGTCATTCACCTGCCAAAAGCTGCCGTTTTTTGCATAAATGCCTCTCATAGATCAGGAAGAAATAAGTTCCCCGCCATTCAACACTCCCACCCTTCCCTCAACAACGCATTTCTCCGCCGCCACCCCAAGGTAACGGGGTCTCCCGACCCCGTTCCAATCCCCTCCAACAAACCACCGCCAACAACTCAAGGTGACGGGGTCTCCCGACCCCGTTCCAATTCCCTCCGGCAAACCACTGTCAACCACCGTCAACGCTGCGCAGCAGCCTTCAGCCACCGTCAACTCCCCCCTCACCTACCCCCAAGACTCATCCTTCCCTCCACCACCCCAAGTCTTTCCCTTCGCCCCCCATTCACTCTGCGGCCGGTGATTTCCTTCCGCCACTTCCACCACAGGCACTCGATGCGCATATCGTGTGGCCGCTGGCAAACACTGCACGCCAATGGCGAAACTCATCACCCAGTCGTCGTGATACCCACCTGCCGCTTCTTTTCGCCCGTTAGCTTTTGTGATGAAATTTTGTAGCTCTTCCAGCAAACGCGGACACCCGATCTCAATCTCGCGCTCTCTCACATAGCGCTGCAAGTTGGCGATGATCTGCTCCCGCAGCGGTTCCGTGGTCAGCCAGCCACGCTTGCGCAACTGCTTGCCTTCACCAATGCGTCGCTGCTCTTCGCTCTCCGTGCGCGTCCAAAGATTGTGCACGCCGGCGGCATTCAGCAGGGCGATCACCCCAAACGCGCTGTTCACTTCCGGCACCACCAAACAATCTCCATACATCCGATGCAAATCGGCGATCCACCCAATCAGCACGTCAATGTTCACTCGACACTCCGGTTTAATGGCGGCGACCAGTCGCGCTTTGTGCATCGTGCCGCTTATGTCCACATACGCCGCGCGGATCACTCCCACGGCATGGCAGTCCTGTTTGCGCTCCCCGGCACTCTGCTCGCCTTCCATGAAGTCGGCATGGATCAAATAGCTGCACCCCGGCACAGGCACCTCCCACTGCCTCAGCCACGCTTCCATCAGCCCCGTTTTCACAAACACACCGTTCTCAATCTTCCCCGTCTGCGGTCCGGTTCCCGTGTTCACCTGCGTGGCCAGTGCCTCCAGTCCGGCATGGTCAAACACCTGCGTACCGCTGCTCACAAAAGCGCTGTCCATGCTGTGCGGGTATTCCTGGTCAAATTTCTCTTCATCTCCACTAAAATGCGGCTCGGCCAGCTTGCGCCGACGCCACGCCAACCTGCCCGGCGTGATGTTCTTCGGCCCGTATCGCTCAATCAACGACACCTCACGCTCCGTCAGCGTGGCCATGATCTCACCGGCCTCGCTCTCCGTCGTGCGGTGCGTGTCGTCGTAGTCTCGATTCTCAAACCACGCCGCAAAGCACTTGATGAAGCCATTGCCTCGGAGTCCGTTCTGCCACTGCACCAGCGTCACAGCCTTGAGGTAGGTCTTGTAATACACGCCCTGCTTGCCGTTGGCTGTGCTCTCCAGCGCCATCCACGTCCCCGGCAAGTCCGGCACCGAGTTGGCGATCGATTGAAACACTGTCTCTCCCGTAGATTTGCCGCTGCTGCGGTAATGCGCTGTCTCCGAGGAAATCAACACCTGCGGCGTGCCGCCCTGCCCAGCTCGCGGGTCATTAGCCGTTTCTTCAAACAGCGTCGTGCCATGGCTGAATTTGCGCGGGAATCCCATGCAAGCCGCCGTGTTACCCCAGCGATGATCTCCAAACCGATCCTGTTGATAAGCCACTTCCCACATGTTCAGCAGTCGCGGCGTCGTGTTCTTGTCATCGGCGATCACCGCCACCTCGATGGGGTGATTCCTTCCCATCCAGTAAGCTCGGCACATGTGAAAGCGACTGCTTCCGTCCTGGCGCACCTTGCAGGCCAGCGTCCTCATCGGCACCTTGTCCGCCTGCTGCTGCTCCAGCGCGGCTTCCAGCCGGTCCTGCAACGGGGTCATCACCGGAAAATCCAGGTTCCCATCCTCCCCAAACGCATTCTTCAGCGGAATGCGTTGGCATAGCTGAAACCAGTAGCGAAACGAGTTCCTTCCTGCTGCCACATGCAACTGCTCCTCATCCGCTCCGTCACTGACCCCGCCACGGGCCAGTTGGTTATGCATCCGGCTCGGCTTCCCGCTCATAGTTTGATCCCCGCCTTCTTCAAAATGCTCACTAGATCCACCCCTTTGTCCGCCGCCCGTTTCAGGGCTTGCGACGGTGGCTCATAGCTCACGTTCAGTTTCACCTCGGCAGGCTTTTCCCAGCCCTGCATCTTGGCCAGCAGTTCCGCGCACTCTTTCTTGCCCGGCATTTTCACGCGCACTTTCAGCACATCCGGCTCATCCTCGCCTTTTTCGATGATGTCCCGCGTCACTTCCTGCGCCAGCGGGCTCTCCTCGTCCACGTAACCCACCGGGGTCATCACCACGGCATGCAAAAACCTCATTACTTCTTCTTTTTCACACTTCCAGTTTTTAAGCGATTCCTCGCGCAGCCACGCAATCCGTTGCTGGATGTCAGGTTTTGTCAGCAGCGTACAGGCCTCCGTGCGGCACGTCCCATCATTCTCAGATCCAAACGCCTGGGCATAGCACGACCTCCCCGAAAACCGGCCATCAGCATACAACTGACAAAACCGCTCCCGCGCCGGATTATCCAGCATCCGCTCCGCCGCCGACATTTGCGCACTGGAAACACCCATTTTCAACCGACTCCGGCTCCGGCTCTTTTTGCCTATCATTTTTTTGCCTTCCTCCGGCTTCTTCCCCCTCACACAATCAGCCACAGCAGGCTTACGCCCGGTGGCTGTCTTCTTCCCCTTCACTGCGGCCTTGCGGCGGACTGTCGGTGTCTTCTTTCCGGCACCACGGGCCGCAGCCTCGTGTTGTCTCTTGGCTCGGTCTGCCATGCCCATCAGTCACCCCAGACACCCACCCCCGCAACGCATGCCTCCGCCACCGGTCGATTACAAAACCGCTTCCGTCCTCCCCTTGACTTTACCGCACCCCGCCTAAGCTTCCCCACATGAAAGCCACCTTCACTTGCTTACTCCTGGCACTGACTCCCCTGACTTCTTCCATCGCGCAAACCGTCGATCTGCCAGCCACTCATGTCACCAAAGACAATCCCGTGGTGGACGTCAATGACCGCTACATCGCCATCCTCATGGCCGACGGCTCAGAGCGCATGGTCCGCTACATCATGCGCAGCACTTCCGTCGAGATCCGCGTCATGACAGACGATGGCGTCACCGGCATTCCTTTTGAAAAATTGCACCCCGCCACCCAGGCTTTCTGGGGTCCACGAATCAAAGCCACCGAAGAAGACGAAGCCAAAAAAGCCGCCGAAGACAAATACTGGCGCGACAGGCGTGAAAAAGCGGATGCCGATCACAGACGCCAGTACGCCGAAAAACAAGCCGCTGAAGACGCCATCAAAGCCCAGCAACAAGCCGCCGCCGCCAAAGCCCGCGCCCAGCAGCAAGCCGCCTACCTCCAGCACCTCCAAATCGTCGAAGCCGAAGAACGCGCCACCGCCGCTTATCTTGCCAACCAACAAGCCGCCCGCGCCGCCATCGCCGCCAAGCAAGCCGCCGATCCCCGCGCCGTCGCCCAGGCCAAACGCGAAGAACGCGCCCGCGCCCAGTACCAACTCCAACTCCAGGAACGCGAGCTCGAAATCTTCAACTCCCTCCTCGAAGTCCAGCAGCTCGAACTCCTCCGCCGCCTCGGCTACCTTCAATAGCCAAAGAGCAAAGGTAAAATGATGCCGGGTAAAATAATCCCCATTTTTCTGCCTACCCATCTTTTTGCCTTCCTCCCGTCTTGATTTCGGCAAAGAAATCCCAGAATCAGTCTCCCCATCTTTCACCGCCCATCTTTTTGCCGGTATCCGCCTCCGATTTTAACGCCCCAAGGTCCGGCATCCCACCCTCCGCCTGCGCTTTTAAGGCCATCTCAATCAACACCCGCGCCTCTGGACAAATCCCCGGCAACTGCGTCAGCTTTTCCATGGCCGTTTGCAAATCGTTCATGGCAGCAGGCTTGAATCAAACACCATAGTACCCGTGTATTCCCGCCTGGCATGCACAGCCGCCAGTTGAAAGCCCGTTTGCGGCCAAGGCTTGGCCGGCGTCGGCAGCAGCAGCGCCTCGACCAGCCCAAACCCCGCCGCACGCAGATCCGCCACGCGCGCTTTCATAAACCACGCATTGAGCAGTGCCAGAAACACCACGTTGTCCGCCACTTGCATGGACTTCTGCAAAAACGGCCGAAACTTCGACCACGGCGGATTGGTCACCACCCAATCGTAGCCCGTGGCTTCGTGCGTCAAAAAATCCCGGCCCTCGTCAATCTCGCACCACTCCACGTCCTCAATCCCCGCGTTCATCAGCGCCACCACAAACGCCCCAGACCCCGGACCCTTGCACGGCTCCAGGCAGCGCCCAAACGGTTTGAAATGATCCACAATGACCTGCGCCACCTGCGGCGGCGTGTACACCCGGTCATCCCCACCTTTCGGTGCCAGCGCGCGTTTCTTCGTTCTCATAAAATCAATTCGCAGTCTCCCCATCTTTCACCGGCCAATATCCCGCCCTCATCTCCGCCTGTTCCAGTTCACACAGCCGCATCATCTCCGAAGGTAGCACCATCAATGCCCGGCATATTTTGAGCACATTGTTCAACGTCGGGTTCGACCTTGGATTCCTTTCAAACCCACTCAATTGCGACACCGCCACGCCCGAGATCGTCGCCAGTTGGTGCAATGTGTAGCCCAGCGCCTCGCGTTTCTGCTGGATCACACCACCCAGGCAGCCCTTCAGTGGCTCCCTCGGGCATCTCGCCAATTTCTTCAAGCGTTTCACTTCCGCCTGAGCATTTGCCAGGAGTTCATCTCGCGTTAATGGTTTCATAAAGTTAAAAAATCAGGTTTCAATTCTGGACCATTCCCTTGCTCCTTCATTCCCTTGCCAAAAACAGCGCTCATCATCCTTCCTTGGTTGTCTCAATAGCCTCAATCTTCAAATTCCACCGTTCACATTCGCTGGCCAGATGTGCGAGCGAAGGGTGCCGCTCCGCAAAACTCAAACCACCCTCTGCCTCGTCACTGGTGTGGCGTGCATAGGCAGAAAGCTTGATCATTCGGGGTCCACTTGATCCCACCGTGATCCGCACGCCCATTTGATGCGCCACAAGAACAATGCGCGTCAAAGTGTCATAATCAAACGTGGAAACGTCTCCATAAATGCTGGATACCACTCCCGTGCGTCCATCAGCTTTGATTTTGCCCAAATGGTGGTAGCCCCGCTGCACAATGCAGAGCGCATAACTGGCAAGCAATTGGTCATCCGTCCATTGGCCGGTTCCGTGGTATTTCATGTGCTGCCGGGCCTCTTCAATTCGCCGCAAAAGTTCAGGGTGCCGTTGGGGCTTATTTTCAGTGTTCTCTCTCATAAATTTGAAATTTTCAGTTCTCAGTTCTCAGTTTTCAGTCCGGTCTGTTGTTCACGCTTCAGCGGGCTCCCACCATCCTCCCCCACTCCTCACTCGCTCTTACCTTCGCCTGCACCCACGGCAACAACCCCCGAAACGTCTCCCGGTCCGGTCGCTCCAGCGTGAAAAACACCGGCGGCCACCGCAGCGGCAGCGCCTGCGCCCCCTTCAGCATCGGCCACACCCCCTCCACCTGCGGCCACAGCCGACCGTCCTTGCCCGCCCGCTGGCCGATCCTCACCAGCCCCGGCTGCTCCAGCACCCGCAGCGGCTGCCGCACCGCCTGCCACGCCTCGTCATCACTCGCATACGGCTTCCCGCGCCAGGCCTCCAGCAGCGCCCGCAGCGCACTGCGCGGCCCGCCCGACAAGGTAAACTCCCGGCTCACCCGCCACGACTCACCCGCAGCCCCCCGCACGCAAAACGTCAGCATCACCCGCCGCAACCCTTTTCCTATTCCCGCGCCGGCGTTGGCTCCAGGAGCAGCGCCGGCAGCAAAGCGATTCCGCTGCGTCCCCAGATCCACCCACCCACACAGCCGCCCCTCCATCACTCCCGCCGGACACCCCGGCTGCAAAGTCCTCGCTCCCTCCGTAGCGCGAGCCTCCGGCTTGCGCGAAATCCGGTTCTGGCCTCCGCTTTCCGTACTGGGAGCGCCAGTTTGCAACTGGCTCCGGCTCTGGCCTCCGTTTCCGGTTCTTAGTATTGTAGTCCCGCCTTCAGGCGGTTCCGTCCGAGCGTCCCAGCCCAAACCCTCCCGTTCAAAAGCGTCTCTTAATCTCGGTGTCTGTGTCAGTGCGTTGTTTGTCGTGTGCGTCTTCATAATCATCATCGGGGAATGCTGAATTCAAAAAGGGTAAAAAACTCTGGGATGGCTATTCAGCCGCCTCATTGGAGGCACAGGCCAGCCAGCCAAGCCAAGCCGCTTGCGTCGTGCTGCTATAATATTCGCTGAAACCATTGCCTCGATTCAACGCAAACTGCGGCTTGTCAGCCGCCCACGCCTCAAACGCCGCTCGCTTTTCGTCTTCACCTCTCCGAGTCACAATCCCATACTCTTCGAGATTACTAGGCACCCAATACGCCCAGCTTTTGTGGACATCCCAAGGTGAGTGCAGCGCGAGCGTGGACATTCCTTCAGGACCAAGCAGCAAGACGCGCCCATGCCTATCGCAATCTTTTATCGTGGGCTGGACACTGACAGGGCGTGGCATGACTTTGAGCAGCCGCGCCTCAGCTTTGGCCAACTTGCCGCTCAACTCCTCCACCGCCGCAATCACAATGTCATCAGCGTTTTCCCCAGCTTGGCCAAGCCCATGAGTCTCGCAGCACTTCCGCAGCTTGTCAGCCACGCTCATCATCTTTTTGCCTACCTCTTCAGGTGCCTGGGTCATCTGTCCTTCCGCCACGCGATAACTCATAACCTCATTCTCCAGCCACAAAGGCACCGCCACCGGCCGCCAGCGTTTCCCATCAAACGCCTCAATCAGCTTCCCTTGCGCAAACGCCGCCTTCTCCACCGCCCATTTTTCCCCAGCCTTCTCCACTCGCCGGCGCTCATGCTCCTCAATCACCGCCCGCGCAAACGCTGTGCGTCCAGCCTCGTCTGTCTTCCAGTGCGGGTGCGACGGGTCCACCGTCAGCATCAGCCAATTCCTCAGTTGTCGGCGAGCCGCTTCCGCTCCCACCTGTCCCAGTGTCGTGTAATAATCGTCAGTATTCATATTCAGTTGTTCAAAATCAGTCGTTTCAATTTTCCGGGCATTTTTCACCGCGCATCTTTCTGCCGTTCGAAATCCTCATTCCTCAGACTCTGGGATGACTCTTCATCCCACTGCAGCCGCTCAAACATCTCCCGGCACCAGTCAAAGAACTCCAGCGCCTCCGCCTCCAACCTCCCCGTCGCCTGATCAATCATCCGCTCAATCGGCGTCCCCCGACCAGTCAGGTTCGTGCCCCGCAGCCGATCATACTGCGCCAACAACTCCCGATTCCCCGCGCACAACCTCAGCCAGGGCTCCAGCGCCACTCCGGTTCTGAGTAGTGGAGTCCCGCCTTGAGGCGGTTCCGGTTCAAGAGAAGTCAAAGCAGCGTCATTCATCACTTTTTCTTGGGTGAAGGCTTCTCATACACCACCTCCTGCCGCACCTCCGCCACCGGCGGCGCGTTCGTGTCTTCAGCAGCGACAGCAAACGGAACAATGGCACCCTTCTGGCTTTCCTCCCACGTTCCCACGTAGTCCAAAATGGCATCCCGATAAAAAGGAGGGCGGGCCGAATACCCCAGCCCCCGGCGGGCCCGATCAATTTTTTCAAACTCGGAAGCGTTGAACGAAATCAGTGCCGATTCATCAAGAGGCATCTCTTGTTTCTGCATCAGCAAACCAATGGTCGCCAGTGCCTGATCGGAAAACCCACGGCTGAACCACTGGTCCACGGTGCCCTTGGAAACGCCACACATTCGAGACAGCCAGTCCCGGTCTTTGCCTAGCTGGAGCAGCCAAGCGCTAATTTGTTCTTTGGTCAAAGCAGACATCATTTCAGTGAACAACTCATCGCTTCGTTTGAAGATTCGTCAAACTTATTTGTTGACTGATTTTACAATTCGTCAATAATGGACTGACAATTCATCAACACCATGGCCAAAAATACCGACATCACCGATCACGACGAGCTCAGCTATGAGCGCCTGCTGCAAAGCCTGCCCCCTGAAACGCAGGAATCCATGCGGAACATCGCCCGCACTCGCCGCGTGCACATCGTCCAGGTCATCAAGGAAGCGATCAACGCTTTTGCAGACCAATACCAGAACCTGCGCCAAGCCGCCTGATCACCCGCGCTTAATCACTCCGGCTGCACCCCACATGAGAAGCGCTAGCATCACCGCGATCACCCACTCAGTTTCTCCCATGAACTGCCGCAGCAGCATGCCAGCCGCCATTCCCAGCGCTGGCCACCCACTACGCTTGTGCCAGTCCTCCAGGTCCAACTGTCCCATCGTGCGGATCTTCAGCAGCAGCGCCACAAACGGCCACAGAAACAGTACCACGCACATCCCGCCGAGCACCAAAAACGTCAGCAGCCCGTCCATGTGAAAGCTCTCAGTCAATCCCAGCATCTCCCACCCTGCCCCTCGAATCCCCCTCGTCAACCCTCACTCACCCACCGCCTGATCACTCCCCATCCGGTATTTTTGCCTGCCCATTTTTTTGCCATTTCTCCCATGCCTCACACCCCCAACAACACCCTACCCAAACTCACCGGCCCGGAAATCCTTGCCAAACTCACCGCCATCCTCGTGGAACTCCTCCACGTGGACCCCGCTGAAGTCATCCCCGCAGCCCACTTCATGCCCCGCACCGTGCCTGCCGGATCAGCCTCCATCCCGCATCTCGGAGCCGACTCCCTCGATCACCTCGAAATCATCATGGCCACCGAAACCGAGTTCGGCATCAGCATCCCCGACGAAAACGCCGAAGAACTCCTCACCGTCCAGCACACCATCGACTACCTCCTCACCCGCAAAGTCTTCTGAATCCCTCCGGTATTTTTTACCGCCCATCTTTTTGCCGGACCCTCCACCTCCCCCGATGAACACCAGCACCCCACTCACCCCCGCTCAAGCCTCCGTTCTGGACGCCCTGCAAAAACTCGTCCGCAACTACGAACCCTCCTCCGTTGGCGGTTTCGATGCCGACGACATCTCCCTGCACTGCACCCTCCCCTCCGCCACAGTCCAAGAACACCTCCACGACCTCGAAACCCTCGGACTCATCACCGCCATCGAGTCCCCCATCGGCTCCGCCTGGGACACCCACTACCGCTCCGGTCCCGAATAGTCATCCCATTCCCCACCACCCATTTTTTTACCTTCAATCCCTCATCCCATGACTCACACAATCCCACGCCGCCGCTCCCAGCTCGCCCTCACCCCGCGCCAGCAAGCCGTGCTCAACGCACTCCAAAACCCCACGTTCACCCGCAAACAAGCCGCCGCATCCCTCGGCATCAGCTACCAAACCATTCACCAGCACGTCCGCAACATCCTGGACCGCCTCAACGTCCCCACCCTCGAAGCCGCCTTCCAACTCATTTCCCCTTCTGATTCTGTCCATTCCCTTGCTCCTTCATCCCCTTGCCAAAAATAAAATCGTCCTTCGCCCCATGCCCCACTCCACCACCACCAGCGTCCGCATCCAGATCCGCGCCCCACGCTCCCTCACCGTCACCGTCCCCACCGGCCGCAACCCCTTCGCCACCCTCGAAGCCGCCACCGCCAAAGCCCAAGAACAAATCCTCCTCCACGCCACTTTCGCCCGCCGATCCCCACGCCCTCGCTCCTGACTTCAACCATCTTTTACCGCCCATCTTTCTGCCGGCCTTGGCTCCTCTTTTTTTTGCCTAACCATTTTTCTGCCTTCCTCCGAACTCCACTAAAATGATCATGACTAGCGACCCGCCTCCATCTCCAATTTCTGACGAAATACTGCTTCGAATCATTGACGAGTACGATGCTGAACAAGCCGCCGCAGTGATACGCGCCATCAACGGCACCCCTGAGCCTGTTCAACCAATCACCCCCAGGTCCGCAGAGCATGAGGAATCCATGGGCTGGCCCGCAGCCTTGGTCAGAACGGCTTTTATTTTGGTCTTTGCTTGGATTCTCAACTCCTACCTTAAATCATTCCCATGAAGACCCTCGCCTACCTGCCGCCCGCCAACACCCGCATGATCGATCTCCGCCGCTCCCTCCCCACCCTGCGCAGCAGCCTCAGCCCTGCGCCCGCCCCAGACTCACCCCCACTCCCCGAGCCCGACCGCCTCGCCCAACTGCAAGCCGCCAACGAAGCCGCCTTCGGCATGCGCCGCCTCTTTCTCGCCACCCTGCTCTTCTGGGCCGCCATCTACATCTGGTACCTCTACGCCTGATCCCAAGACTCATCCCAGCCGCCCTCATTTAATCTTCCCCTTTCCCGATGAATACAAACACACCACCCACCATCCACTGCCAACCCGGACTCACCGCCGTCATTCCGGAGCACCTGCGGGAACTCCCCATCACCACCGCTTTTCTAACCGAGAAAAACGCCTGTTCTGAGGGCAAGCAATGGTTCACCACCACTTTCCCCGCCGGCGGCACCTACACCCAGCTCCGCGAAAAACTTGCGGCTGAAAACAGGAGTCCATGGCAATCTTGGATTCAAAGCGTGGTGGGCGGGGATGTCGCCACGGCGGGCTACAGCGGCACCGCCACGGCGGGCGACAGCGGCACCGCCACGGCGGGCGACAGAGGCACCGCCACGGCGGGCGACAGCGGCACCGCCACGGCGGGCGACAGAGGCACCGCCACGGCGGGCG